GGTAGTACCTAGTTGATCTGCTAGTTCTGCAATAGCTTGATTAGTAGCTTCATCTCTAGTTATGCCGCTTGCTTCTAGTTCGTCAATCCTAGCGTTTAGCTCAGTACCTAAGTCAGTTACATCTTCATCAACTACATCTTCATCTACAACTTCGTCAACTACATCTTCATCTACAACTTCATCAACTGCATCTTCATCTACAACTTCATCAACTACATCTTCATCTACAACTTCGTCAATTACATCTTCATCTACAACTTCATCTACAACTTCATCAACTACATCTTCATCTACAACTTCATCAACTACATCTTCATCTACAACTTCATCAACTACATCTTCATCTACAACTTCATCAACTACATCTTCATCTACAACTTCATCAACTACATCTTCATCTACAACTTCGTCAATTACATCAGCATCTACATCAACCACGGGAGTGCCGTCAGGGTTGTACTGCGTGGCCTCTCCATTAGTATCTACTACTGTTACATACCCTTCGTCGTCTATATAAGTAGTGTCTCCGGTATCAGGATCAACTTCTATGCCTACCGTACTAGGCGAGTCTGGATCGGGGTCTTGCACATCAGGTATGCTATCCCCGTCAGTGTCAGTGTCAGTATCAGTGCCGTATGTCAAAGCCCAGTATTCCGCTAGGGTAGCGTCTAAGTCGGCATCTGGCGTTTCCCCTGCGGTATTAACAATATCTTCGGGGGTGTATGGTAGTCCTAACTGTTCTAGTGCATCGGTAGCTTCGGCAGTGCTCGTGTAAACTTCGTCGTACAAGAAGTTCATTGCATCTGTAGCAGCTTGGGAGTCGCCTAAAAATGTATTTAGCTGAGACTGTAACTCTTCTCTACTGTAGTTCTCAGAGTTGTTTAAAGCCTCTAATGCTTCAGGGTTATTACTTATCAGTATGTCAGATGCAAGATCGCCCGTAGACGCTGTGCTGTATATACCCCCAGATATAGTACCTCCGACTATAGCCCCTAATGCAGCGGCGGCTCCAATCTCCCCCATTACATCAACATCAGGGTCTATTAGCGATAGCCTTCCTTGAGTAAAGGCCGTAGCCCCTCCTTCTTCAATGGATTCTGTTAAGCCTTCTTTAATAGTTATTGTAGCGCCAGTCTCTATACGCCTTACTAACTCATCAAACAACCCCGTAAATTCTTCAGGGGGTTTTCCGTTTATAAATAATCTTTCTAGCGCCATACCACCTGCGGCAAGGCTAGCCACTGTCAAAACTCCTGCCACGTTACCGGAATCAATAGCTAGCTTTAGGGCATACTCGCGTGCTTTTATATCTTGCGCAGCTAAGAAAGCATCTCGGGCAGGGCCAGATAATTCTAGTATATCTGCTTCTTTACCTGCCATTTTCATAAAGGCAGCGTGACCTTGTTCGTACGCGCCACCTGCGGTACCTGCCCATGATTCTGCTACATCAGTGGCTGCGGCAGCGGTAAGACCTGCTTTTTTACCTATTACTTGTGCGGCTTCTTCCGCTAACTCTTCTGAAAACTCTTTAGTAAGGGTCTTAGCTACAGTTTTACCCGCTAGGGCGGCTACACCACCCACTAATAACGGCGCGGCTTCCTGCATAAACTCTACGGATACGTATTCTCCAAAGAATCCTGCGGGGTGATTAGCTGCGGTCTTAAATATATCCTGCGCACCTTCCCAAAGACTCTTCTTACTCTCGTCTCCAGATACATACTCACCGTTTTCGTCGTAGATTATAGGAGTATTAGGGTCGTCTTTGCGCTCTAGCCCCGCTTGAAACTCTCGCATACCGTTAACGGCTTCTTTGTACCCTGCGGTGTTAGCGCCTTCTCCGATTGTAGCCATATCAGCAGCAAACTTACCCGCTGCGGTACCCGCAGGGTCGGCCCCCAACAACACAGAAAACCCGTTAAACGCTTCGATTATCCCTGCGGTTGCTCGTATACCGTTAGCGTACGCATTCTGAGCAGCTTCACTAGCAGGCGCGGTGTCTTCATCACCTTGTAGGTAGGTAGCTCCGTCTTGTAACGCATCTAATAACCAGTCAGCCCAGCTTTCATCCGCTACTGGATTACCGGCGTCGTCAACAGTGGCGCTGTTATTTAACTCTTCGGTAAACGCTTCGGGGTTGTATGCGGGAGAGTCTTTGTCCGCTAAATCTTGTAGCGTAGGAGCTGCATCTGGAGTAAACGGGTCAATGTCAGTGACATCTATAAGGTCTACGTCTTCACGTTCTCCGTTTTCGTTTGTTCTATATGGCTGCCCAGTCTCTTCATCGAACTGATATATCTGGTCGTTACTGACGTATGTTTGTTGCGGAGGTATACTCCACTCGTATTCCCCTGTTTCGGGATTTACTTGAGCTATCGCAGTGCCGTTAAGTATGTCTTGGTTAGTAACCCCTTCGGCTCTATTAAACCCAGCAGAGGAACTACCGTACTCAAAAGAAGTCACATTCCCATCGGCGTCGGTGGTCATACTGAAGAACTCTTCTCCAGTCCCGTCTGGGTTATTAATCACGCTTAACGCATTTTGAGCTATAGAAGCAACATTTAAGTCTTCAAGGCTTACTCCTTCTCCCTGAGCAACCTGCTCTAATCTCTGTACAACATCTTTCATTTGTTCAGGCGACAGCCTAGTCAGGTCTACCCCCGTAGATGCAGCTAGATCATTGAGTGCATTGTTTACTGTTGCAGTGTTTTGAGCGGTAAGCGCCGTCTGGTTAGCAGGTAAGTTGTTATACAGTCCTTCTGAAAGGTAATGCGCGTACGCATCTTCTCCCTCTGCTAGGCCATGTTGCTCGGCGTAGAAATCTGCATCGAAATCAGGATTTAAACTCGTTACTGTGGCTTGGTTTACCTCACCTATAAGTGGGGCTACGTCGGCGGTTGCTTCTTGGGAAGCCTCAGACATGTTGTCACGCGTACTCTCATACGTCTCTACAGCAGCGTTATACGCGTCTGTTGCGGCGTCGTACGCTTCCTGCCCCGCCTCTATAGTAGGCAGGTACTGGTCGGTTAGTGCGGTAGTAAACGCATCTTCCGCTTCGTTGTACGCATCCATAGCTGCATCATAAGCGTTTACTTCTTCTGCGCTTAACTCTCCTACATACCTACCATCACGTATGCCATTAACTGTTTCTGCAAGAGCCGCTAAGTTGTCTGCTCCTTCAGTTATAGCTTGGTTTGCGTCATTTATCTGTCTAGCAGCTTCGGCACGGTTCTCGGCGGCTTCGTCAGCAGCGGCAGCTTGCTCGTATAGGGTACCGTAGTCACCTGACGCCCTATCCCATACTTCGGCAACGTCTTCTGCAAACGTATCGTTTTGTAGTGATTGCCTAACTGCCCTCTCTAATTGGGCAGCCATACTCCTTTGGAAGGCGTCTGATCCGCTACCGCCCAGCGCGGCGGCTGTAAGGGTGCTTTGTAGAGAACGTGTTAGCATCTCTACCCCGCCCGGAGGTAGCCGTTCTCCTACTAAATTACCTACCGTTTCAGAAGTGATAGCTGCTGCCGATATTATATTTGCCATGCGAAATTCATTTATCTCGCCCGTGGCTAGTTGAGACGATATACCTTCCGCAATCAAGTCGTATGCTAGATTTCCCTCGTATACAGCAGCCGTCCCACTTACTACTTCTCCCTCGGCGTTAAAGACTCGTGTGTCCTCACTTACAAGAGCGCCATTCTCATTAAGTAGGGCGTCCATCGACCCATTAGTAATCTCATTTATCTTGCCAAGTACACGGCCAACCCCCACTTGCACTCCACCTGTAACGAACGCTTCCAAGGGGTCTTGGCCTGTTATTAAAGCAGAGACGGTGTTTAGTGAGCCTTTAGTAACCGCTTCTGCTACAAACGTACTCCCTGTAGCGGCTCCGGCGCTCGCCCCAAGCTCCGCTGCGAAATCTCCAAACTCTTGCCCCACAACCTCGTAACCTCCCGCCATAGCGAACCAGTCACTAGCATGGAGGGTCATACCTGAAACACCTTTAATTACAGCAAGTACCTGCGCTCCGCCGGGAATTATAGCTGCGGCAGTGTTTACTACGGGATTGGATATAATCTTTTCCCACTCACTCTGCTCTGGGGGGTCTTCTATCCACATCATCACATACTCGCCCGGCCCTGCATTGCCGTCACTAGTATCTATGAAACTGCCGCGTTCCTGTAAGTCGCGGTATACGGCTAGGTCTTCGTCTGAAAACCCTTGGTACATGTCAGTATTACCGCCCACTGTAGGGACTTTCATGTACAAGTTTTCGTTGTCGTAGTCGTAAGGGTAGTCTACCTCGAATGGTTCAGCTAGGGCGCTGCTAAAAGAGACTTGGGACTGCCTTACTTGGTCTACAAAAGGCTTGCCTAGAGTTTGATCTGCGGCATACCCCCCAAAGGTAGTGCCCATTAACTCCCCCCTGCCGGGGTCAAAATTATTCCGAGCGTTGCTTTCTATAGTATCTTGACGTGACTCTAGGGTGTCATCTGTAGCTAGCTGCGCATACCACACAGCCGTGTCAAAATCGGGGTTGTCAGCCCTCCACGCTTCATCTTGCCCTTGTGTGTAAGCGACAGAAGCATCGAGCCTAGCGTCTATAACTTGCCGCTCTTGGGCGGTCATTTCAGAGTAGTACCTTGCGCCCCCAGCAAACAACCAATCGCGTCTTGGGGGTAGGTACCCAACAATTTTATCGTTTACTTTTACTGGGTTGTTTGTAGGGGTTTGAGTCATCCCGTACGCGTCGTACTCTGCCGTACTATTAAACTCTGCTAACAGTTCCAGATACGCCCGTTCACGTCTCGCCTCTTCCGCCTGCTGCTGGCTTCTTAGCCGTTCTGCTGCTTTCCACGACTCGCTGTTGCTGTTGCTAGCGCCACCTCTTCCACCTCCACCCATAACTTACGTCCTTAGTTCTTTATGAGGATGCCTTGAAAAGACGCCCCCACTTCTACGTTGGTAGTATCAGAAAACGCTCGGCACTCTACATCCGTCTTTTCTTCTATCTTGAACGGGTACGTGAGTGGTAGCACTAGTAAGGAACTCTGCATGGTCTGTATTATGCGTGTGCGGAACGTATTAGAACCGAAGTCTCGTGTAACAAAACTTGCAGTAACGTGTTTGTTTGCTAGGGATATTGCAGAGGTAAACGTAACGTCGTCTAGGTACAGAGAGTGTCCGGCAGGGACTGTATAAGCAGCGATCTGAGACTGGTTATCTCCCTGTATGACGTGTGCGTACGTAACTCCTGTGGGTACTCCAGAACTTACTCCGCTATTAGCTACGTATATGTCTCCCGCAGCCGTGCCTCCACTACCAGAGGTAGCTACAAATATCCTGTTAACACGTAACCACGAGCTAGCATCACCTACCTGCACCTGAGTCTGGCCGTTCATGTTAACAGTTACGCTCTTGGCGTTGTAGCTGCCGTCCACACCTTCTATAGTTACAGTATTAGCTCCCGTACCCCCGTTAGAATCGGCAGTGCTAGAACTACTTATGTACACAGTGGAAGCAGACGTAAGGTAAGGGTAGTTACCGCCAGTACCCCACACAGTCTCTTGGGTGCCATTTATGTCAGGATTAAACCCAAACTTGTATATGGTACTAGCCCCAGCTACCTGACCTTTTGATACTTGTAGCTCGTAGGGTTCTTGAACTGCCATAGCGTTTCTCAGTGCGTTATCTAGCTGGTTAAAGTAAATACGCAGTACTTTGTTAAACTCTTCAAACGACTCTTGGTCGTATACCTGCGGAGGATACGGTAGCGCCGGAGCACGAAACGGTACGTCATACCTAGTATTGTCTACAGCCATTATCGTCTGCCATCAGGTCGCATATCTATACGGGGAGAACCTAATTGCCAAGTAACTCCAATATCGCTAGATTCTACCTTGATTGATAGCTGCCGTCCACGCACTCTAGTATAAAGTTGATCTGTAAACTGCTCTACAGGTAGCACTGCGGTGCGCGTTATTGAGCCGCTGTTAGACCCTCCTACGGACGTGGGGTTGTTATACCCTGCACCAGAATCTGTTAACGGGAGCAATGTCATAGTAGCACTGGGAGATCCTGCTTCGGAGTCATCAAACCGTATGTCAGGTATTAGACGCCATATAAACGCGAACTTATGCCCATCGTCTAAGTCAAACTGCGCGGAGGTAATATAGGCAGGAATAGCTGCTGTAACACCTGTCTCATTGTCGTCTACGCCCTGCTCTTGATTTACTAAGTTGTAGGTGTACGTAGCTGCTAGAGGGTTGGTACGCAGTCCAGAGTCAAGCCACGCACTGCGCGTCATGGTGCCGTAGTACCATACTTGTTCTAGGTAGTTATACACTACATACCTGTCAGCAACCAGAGAATCACTTGAGCAGTAGAACCACCATATTTCATGGTACGATTCATTAGTTCCTGCAAACACGGAGTCGTACTGTTCTTCGTTAAAGTCATTAAACACAAACTTACGTAGGTCGCACTTTAGGGGTTTAGTACGGCCATCATACATGTAGAATTTATCTTTACCCATCCAGTATGCTACGCCATTGGCGTATGCCACAGCGTTTTGAGAAGCGGTAGATATGTTCTCTCCCACCAACTGCGCAGTCCATACCACTGGAGCGCCCACGTACTGTAGTGCATACAAGGCTGAGTCAGTCCACACTAGTACTTCCTGACGTGCTTGTTTGGCGGCCACGATTCTTGAGCCATTAGACAGTACGAGGTCTCCTGCTTGGTTTGTTGCGCCGGGAGTCCAGTTAGTAGCATCTTCTTGATCTGACCACCGGATAAGCATAGGGTTCTGGGTAGTGCTACCCAAGGTGTTAGCGCCAAAACAAAATACAAACCTGTTTATATCAGACACTAAAACAAACTTCTGCGTAGTGGGTACATTAGACGCGCCCGATAGGGTAGATAACTCTACACCCACACCACTTACTCCACCACTAGCATCCCAAAAATATATGGGGCCATTGCCGTGCGAGAACAGCAAGTCTTCTCCAAAGTTAGCCTGACTCCATATCCGTATGGACTCTGTAGAAGATGCACCCGTGCTCCACGCTCCAGACCCCCACGTACTTGCTCCCCAACCTACTAGAGGCGTGGCTTGCGCAGGGCCGACATTTATCTGGTAAACAGCAGTTACAGTACCTCCGCCGGTAGCCGCGCTAGAAGCTGTACTAGAAGCTGTTATGGTGTATGAACCAGAAGCTACTGTTTGGATTTGGAACTCGCCATTGAGGGTCAACCCGCCAACTGCGGAAGCGTTACTAAACGTAACAAAGTCCCCAAGCTCATAACCCCCCGCTGCATCTGTAACAGTTACAGTAGCCGAACCAGATACAGTGGTAAACGGGTTAGTCAGCGTATTAGTAGCGCGTGTTGGAGTTACATTGTAGTACAGCCCGCCTTGTTCAATATAGAACTTTAGGTTCGTACCTACCCCCACAAGGTTTTGACCGCCCAGAGTTACCCAGTTCCATAAAGAACGGCATACTCCGTCGAATATAGACGTAGATATACGCTGCCACCCACCTATCTTTTCCGGCGTACCTTGACGAAACCGTACTTTATCGCACTCATACCATCCACCTTCACTGGTGTACCTAGTATTCTCGCGGTTTACTCCGGCCTTTAGCTGTAACTTCTTTAGTGGCATATAACACCTATATACGTTCTAGTAGCACCAGACTACGGGGGTAGTATCTCTAGTGTCTACGTGGATAAAGGTTTTCGCTACACCTATACCATTAAACCCCATTGATTGCGCGTTCTTAATGATAGCATACGACTGACTACCATTGGATACTTTGATGTCGCAGGCTATTCCGCGTGCGTGCGTGCCCGGCTTTGATTTTCGCGCCTCTATGCTGTGGCTGGGGTCTCTATACCCGCTGGTGATAATAAATGGAAAGCCACACACATGGCGCAGCTCATCAAGTTTTACCAAGAAATCGTCACTCATCTCGTTGTTGCCGGTCTCCTGACAGTCGAAGTCATCCCGATTAAAGTATCTCATTTGCGCATACCCATTAGTTTGCTCGCACCTTTGATGCCAAAGCTAGCGGAAATAGCCACAAATAGTAGATACTGATACCATTCTGGTAAGTCGTTAAGGGCGGCAAATGCTTCTTTTACTCTATCCACCACGGTCATATCCCCAGTGATAATCGCCCAGCCAACCATAAAGATGGGTATCGCTAACACAATTGTCCAAAATTCGTCTTTCCAGCTCGATGCAGAAGCATCAGCCATCTTTGCTTCCCAGTCAGAATCATTCTGAATCACGCTCATTTTAGCTTCGTGCTTTGCTTTTGACTGTTCAGCTTTGTTTTTTAGGAACCCGCCAGCTAAGTCTGCAACGGGGCCAAGTAGTAATTTAAGCATTAGTACATTTTCTCCACACAATACAGGCCAATAATAAGTACATACATACCTCTAGCGACCAGATCAAAACGATCAAACTTAGCAGAGCCATCGTCGAGTCGTTTTTCTATACGCTCAAACTTTTCCTCGATAGCCTGCATTCTTACTGTGCATTCACGTTCGTGAGCCTCCAGCTTTAAAAGTGCTTCCTTAACCGTTGCCATTGATGGCTCCTAATATTAGTGCGAATACAAAGTAAACGGCATAGCTAAGTACAGCTATCCCTGTGATCTGGATACTATTCCAGAATAACGCCTTGCGCTTTCTTTCTTGCAGGTAGATGGTCTTTTCTCTCTGCGCGGCAATAGACCTACGTAGTTGAACTAGCTCGTTGTAGCCATCCTTGCCGTATTGATACATCAAGAGTTCCCTGAGTTCGCGTTCCATCTGCTGTGTACGCTTAGTCCGAGCGTATGTCTCCATAGCTTCTTCGTTGACAGACTTGGCGGCAATGATCTTCTTAAACAGCGGGGGATTATCAGCCTGACGTTTTGCCTCCGAAAGATCAGACACAGCACCATAGAATCTCCCGATCTGTGACAGGGTGCTTTCTACCTCTTTGCCAGCAGCAACCATACGCTTGATAGTACCAAACGCATTAACGGCTACCGACATTGCTGTGACTGGATCAATCATCTAACAGTCCTTTAAGGCGCTGTAGGCCAAGTTAAGTTAGTTGGAAAGCCTTCTTGTGTTGAGATGTCTCGTAGTGCTGTGCGGTATGTAGCCCAAGAAGTTTTTGTGCTGTCGTCTAAGGGACTGTCAAGCGTCTGTGTCCAATCAGAGTTAGCAAGTAATCCATTACGTACTGAACGTATTTCAGCGGCTTCTGCTTCTATCTCATCTGCTGTCTTGTTTCTTACTGTCCAATCTAAAGTCCACACGCCTTCTATTAGTGTAGGAGCATCGTTAGTTTCTGCTCTTTGATTATGAGCAACTTCAGGTGTAGCAGAAACGGTTACGTTATATACACCCCAAGATTCAAAATCTTCGTCAGTCATTAAAGAAGGAAAAGACGTATTTGGATTGTCTTTTTTCAGTGTCCTAAAGGAGTAGGGAAAAGTCTCTATGTCTCCATTTATTATTTTTACTTTCATTGTTGCTCCTTAAAAAATTGCCATTGAAGAAACATTGCCTGCATTTGTAGAATAAAGGCTTGTTAAATCAAAGGTTGTACTTGTTGGATTATCTAAATCGCTATAATTAATAATTAGAATACTAGTGGATTGGTACATACCATAAAAAGCAAGTTTTCTAGCTGAATCTAAAGCAAGTCCAACAAGGCTATCGTTCCCTGACAAACTACTATAACTAACATTACCTTTTAAAACCATATTAGTGGGGTCAGAAACATCAACTATATGTAAATCATTGGGATTTCTTGCTTGAACTATTAAAACCTCATTAGTTTCATCATATTCTAGGTTATAAGCAAGGTCTATGTTTCCTACTAATGTGTCAGCTAATGAAGCTGAAAGAGGGTTTGAAACATCAAAGCTAAGAACTCCATCTTTACTGTTGTCTGTTATAAATAAATAGTCTTCAGAAGAGTCCATTTTAACACGGGAAAAATTGCTGTAATCAGGGGTTGAGGAAGTAGCAAGTGAAGTACTCTTGCTCATAGTTGTGGAAGTAAGATTATAAACATATGATATATATTTAGTAGAGCCGCTAGTCCCTACTAAAAACAGTTTAGTTCCGTTTGCATTTATAGCTGCATTCCCGGGAACACTGGCCCCAGCTATGACACTCGTGTCTTTTGAAAGCGCCCCATTTGTGGTGTAGCTGAATCTACTAACATAATTTGTAGTACCACCTCCTCCACTACCAAAAACATATAGCTTCTTATTTGAAACATTAATCTGTTTAAATTGATAATTATCTAAATAAGTAGTGTCAACTATTCTATCTTTATAAGTTAGTGTATCGTTAGCATAACTATATGAGTCTATTGCATCAGCACTTGCTTGACTAAGAAAAAACAACTCATTAGTTTCGTCTACTGCTATAAAAGGGTCTCTACTATAGCCTGCACCAGATGTTGCTGTTATTGAATCTATACTAGATATATTATTTATATCTGTAATATCTAGCCACATAAGAAGGGCGGGGTTATACCCTTGTAGAAGTAAATTATTTTTTTGCCCTTCCACATATCCGCTATTGCCAGCAGCCGCTTGAAGCATTTTATTAGCTACGCTACTCATTATGCCATCGCCTGTCCAGCCGTGAAGCCGTAGTAGGTTGTACCGCCATCAATAGTATAGAACACAAACACATCTACACCGTTGTTTGTTGATGTAAGCGTAGGCGCTGTGCCACCTGCCCAATCAACACTAGCGGGCCAAGTAATTGTACGGGCTGTAGAGCCTTGAATAATTTTAAGCGTGAAGGCCGAAGCATTGCCTGAAGCTGCTGGGTTACTAAAGGTATAAGTAGTATTGCCTGAGAGGTCGTGTACAAAGTTACTAGCAGTTGCTAGGTCGATAGTAGTAGTTGTGCCTGAAAGCGTTACAGAGTCTTCTGTAATTCCTGCTTTAAACTCAGCAACTCCAGCGGCTGTTATACGCATAGCCAAAACATCGTTAGGTTGAAAATCTATTGTACCGTTAGTACCAGACTCTGTTGCCATATTTAACTGGAGATTCTGATTACTCCAGTCAATACGAGCTTTTTTAACGCCACTATTATTAAATATTACTCCACTTTCCCCTGTGTCATTTGCATCTAAAATTATGTCAGCGTCTGCATCTCCAGCGGCTGTTGCTTTAACAGTAATTGTAGGGTCTGTAGGAGCAGTAACAGTAAAGTTAGTAGGGGTTAATCGCGCAACTTCAGTTTCATTAACACCGAATATTAGGTCACGGGTTGCGGAGTTTGTGTATAACTGAGCGCCGTAGGCATTTAGCGCGATACCCAACCCATAGGCATTGCCA